GGCCGAGCGTGCGTGCAGACTTTGCCGCGGCCGACCGCGTGTTTACGCGCCATCAGGGGATCTTGCAGGACAAGGTGCTCGATCCGATCAAGAACCAAGTCATCATCGACGCGATTGCGCGTGACCTAATTCCGGCTCCTCCGCGCCGCGATGGCGAGACGGTGGTGCAGGCGATGAAGCGTGCGACCCGTGGCGAGTGGCGTTTCCCGGCCAAGCTCACGATTGACATCGGCCGCGAGTCCGCAGCTAACCTCAACGAGAACCGGCAGGGCGCGAAGTCGTTGCAGGAGATCGCAGCCGAGGAGGGCACCGATGCGTTTGGCCGCCTGGAGCAGATCGCCATCGAGGCGTCGTTCGTGTCTGAATTGGCAGCGCGCTACAACGTGCCAGAGACCTCGATTCGTATGGTTACGCAGCAGCTGCCGGCGAATCCGGCGATGGCTGCCGCCCTCGGCGATAACGTCACGCAGACGGCGATTGACGCGGTCAATGCTACGCAGAAGCAGCCAGCACAAGATGCGCCGCCTCCGAATGATGCCGAGCTGTCCGACAGCCGGATCGTCATCGACTTCGCCGAGGATGGCTACGTTCCGAATGACTCAATGGTCGCCAACGCGAAACGCGCGCTGGAAGTCCGCGAGTCTAAGCCGGCCAGCCAGCGTGGCATGACCTCGGTGGGCATAGCTCGCGCGCGAGACATCATTAACAAGCGTGCGCTCTCCGAGGACACGGTGCGCCGCATGAAGGCGTACTTTGACCGTCACGAAGTCGACAAGAAGGGCGCGACCTGGGACCAGCAGGGCAAGGGGTGGCAGGCCTGGAACGGCTGGGGCGGTGACGCCGGCCAGACGTGGGCCAACGCTATTGTCGAGCGGCTGAACCAACGTCAGGAAGCATCAAGCAAATTAAGCAGCAAGGACTGGCTCGCGTCACTTGCTTCGTATCGACGCGAACTTGAGCAAAACAAGCAGTTTGTTCTACCGACGCCTGCTATCGCAGAAAATAGCGAGGAGTTCCTTGCACGGTGCATGGGCGACCAAAAGATGGTCGGTGAGTTTCCCGAAGAATCTCAGCGCTACGCAGTTTGCCAGCGTCAACTGAATCCGACCTCCTAATTCATGGACACGCAAAAGCAGATCGACCACCTCATTGAGTTGGCGATTGAGCACCGCGGAGAATTGTCGCGCATCGTTGCGACGCTTCCGCAACTCAAGTCGCAGATGCGGGATGAACTTGCGCTCGCGATTGAGGACATTGAGCCACAGCTGCGTTCTGAACTTGCGGAGTTTTGCGCGAAGTCGGCACAGAATGAAGTTCAACAATTGGAGGGACGAATCGGAGACAAGATTTCGGACCTGCTTTCAAAACTTGAATTGTCGGCTGGCGCCAAGTACTCGGCGCTGATGGCAGAGCGCGAGAAGAATGCGCAGCTGCTGGAGGTTGCGGAGCAGCGAATCATTTTGGCTACCGCTGAACTGCCGGAGACGGTCACGCGGATTCTCGATGAGCAGATCAAAGCGCGCGAGGAGTTTGCTGCGCCGCGGACGCTCACGCCGCTCGGCAAGTGGAAGGCCGGCGAATATGAGACGCTCGATGTCGTTTCGATTAACGGTGATTCCTACATTGCGAACCGTGCGACGCGGGAGAAGCCGAGCCGGTCAGCAAAGGACTGGACGCTCCTGGCTGCACGCGGTGCTGGCGGCGGTGGTTCGAATATTAACTCGCTGACGGATCTGACGGGCACGCCGGCGGCTGGTCAGTTGCTCATCGGTAACGGCGGAGATTTCCAGCTGAACACGTTGACGGCTGGATCGAACGTCACGATCACGAACAGCGCCGGCAATATCACGATTGCAGCCACTGGTGGTGGAGGCGGCGGCGGTACGGTGACGAGGGTTGCAGCCACGGGAGATGGTGCAATCACGGTCGGAGGCAGTCCCATCACGACCAGTGGCACTTTTACTCTGGCGCTCGCAAGTACGGCGGTAACCGCTGGCAGCTACGGTGCGTCTAACAAGGTCGCAACGTTCACAGTAGACGGGCAGGGACGCCTCACCGCGGCGTCCGATGCGAACATCAGCGTCACCACTGGGCAGGTGTCTGGCCTAGGCAGTGCTGCGTTGCAGTCGACGACATACTTTGCTCCTGCTACGGTTGGAACGTCGATTCTCTACGGAAATGGCAGCGGTGGCTTTGCTTCTGTCACGGTCGGCACTGGCCTTACGTTCAGCGCAGGTACGCTGGCTGCAACTGGCGGCGGTGGTGGTGGCGGAACCGTAACGAGTGTTGCGCTGACCGCAGGAACTGGAATCTCCATTAGCGGTGGACCGATTACGACCAGCGGCACGATTGAGGTGACCAACACGGCACCGGATCAGGTGGTTGCTCTGACTCAAGGCGGCACGACGACGATCACGGGAACTTATCCGAACTTCACAATCAGCAGCGCCGACCAGTACACGGGTACGGTGACCAGCGTGACCGCGCAAGGAAGCGCTGACGTCTCGGTGACGGGTGGTCCGATCACGACGAGTGGCACGCTGTATTTCGGTCTAAGCGACACCAGCGTTACCGCTGGCAGCTACGGAACGGCTGGCTCAGTTGCGTCGTTTACCGTGGACGCGAAGGGGCGTTTAACCGCTGCTGCAAACGTCCCGATCGCAATCACGGCTGGTCAAGTAACGGGCGGATTCGTTACCTCAATTTTTGGCGAACAAGGAGTCGTCACGTCGCTGGATTACGTCGATTTTGATACCGCTGCCACGGTCACGCCAACTCCTGGGCGCATCTACTGGAACGACTCGGACGGCGCTGGCACGATGTCCATCGCGCTGAAGGGCGGCAACGTTCAGATCAACGTCGGGCAAACTGATTATTACCGAGTAAAAGCGACGACGGCAATCACGGCTGGCAATGTCATCGCTTTCGACGGAGTGGTCGGAGTAAGCGGTCAGATCGAAGGACGACCCGCGACGGGACTTCAGCCGAGTCAAGGCAACTACATCCTCGGTGTTGCTGCGGAAACTGGCACCACTAATGACTGGATTTCAGTCATCGCGTTTGGTTTTGTTCGCGGGATCAATACGACGGGAGGCGGCGAAAGCTGGGTCGCTGGAGACGTGCTGTATTTCAACCCAGCGGTTGCCGGCGGGCTGACGAAGACGATCCCGACAGCGCCTAATCCTCGCGTTGAGGTTGCAGCAGTTGTCGTGGCACACGCCGTAAACGGCGAACTGCTTGTTCGTGTGAATAGCGGCTCCTCGCTGGGTGAGACGGATAGCAACGTTCAAATCACAAGCCTAACGGGCAACGACTTTCTTGTTTACGACGCTGGCGACTCGCGCTGGGAAAACTACGCGCCATCGGCAGCGCGAACGGCGCTTGGACTAGGCTCGGCAGCGCTGGAGGCGACGAGCTACTTCGCACCGGCTACGAGTGGCACGGCGATTCTAGCTGGCAACGGCTCAGGCGGTTTCTCGCCGGTCACGGTCGGTACTGGTTTGTCCTACGTCGGCGGCACCTTGTCTGCGCTGGATGCAGGCGGCACAGTGACCAGCGTCACGGCTCAAGGATCGGCTGACATCTCGGTGACGGGCGGACCGATTACGACCAGCGGCACGCTGTATTTCGCGCTGTCTGATACGACGGTTGCGGCTGGCACTTACGGCAGCGCGACTCAGGTCGGGCAGTTCAACGTCGATGCGAAGGGTCGCCTCACGACTGCGGCAAGCATCACGATTGCCATCGCTGCGAGTGAGGTCAGCGGACTAGCAACCGTCGCAACTTCTGGCACCTATGCTGACCTGACCGGAAAGCCTTCACTCGGCACGATCTCCTCGCAGGACAGCAGCAATGTTTCGATCACGGGCGGATCGATCAACGGGACTTCGGTCGGCGCAACGACTGCCAGCACAGGCGCGTTCACTAGTATAACCGCGACCGGCGATGTTGGCTTTGACGGCGGCACGTTTACGTTTAACGAGGCAGGAGCCGACAAGGACTTCCGCTTCGAGGGCGATACGCAGACGCATCTTCTGTTCGGTGACGCCTCAGTCGATCGCATCGGCATTGCTCTGACTGCGCCTGCCGCACGCCTGGACATCTCCGGCAACTACGCGCAGAACATAGTTGCCGTTCCGTCGCTAGACGTAGACTGTGCGAATGGAAACTACTTCACGAAGACGATTGCGGCAGACTCGACTTTTACCTTCAGCAACGCACCAGCGACCAGAGCATTCGCGTTTACATTGGAACTTACTCACACATCCGGCGCGGTGACTTGGCCTGCTGCGGTCAAGTGGCCTGCCAACACGGCACCAACCTTGACGGCTGGCAAGACTCACATCTTCATTTTCGTGACCGATGATGCCGGCACAACTTGGCGCGGCGCTGCGTTGGTAGACTACGTCAACTAATCATGGAGCCAACTAGTCAACGACTGATGATGGGGGCGGGTGGTGCGGCTGATGAACCCGAGTATGAACTTTACACCTTTGGCCGCAACCAATTCGGCCAACTCGGCCTAGGAGACATTACCAGCCGTTCATCTCCCGTCCAAGTTGGAGCGCTAACGACATGGCTAAACGTCGCAGCGGGATTCTACCACAACGCATCGATCAAAACCGACGGAACGCTGTGGACTTGG